CTATGAGATGGCCGAGGGCGGCGTTGTCGGCGAGCGGCCATTCAGAATGATGACTACCGATGACGAACACGAGCCGTACACGGCCGGAGTGCCATCCGGGTCCTCCGCTCCGATCTCGCAGAACATACAGGTCACGCCGACGTTCGAGATCAAGAGCGACCGTCCGGATGATGTCATGGACAAGATCCGCGAGAAGCTGCCCGAGCTTTCCGAAGAGATTGCGGTCGTGATGGGACCCATTATGGAGGACCTATTCTCGAATATGCCGCGCTGATCGATCCAGAAGGAGGCGCAAACCGATGGACATCTACCTCACCAATAAGGCAACCGGGGCGCGCCTCCGGTTGCCTATGAACCCCGATCGAATGACAACCTCGGGATCCGCGTCCACTGTCGCGCACAATCCCATCACCGTGGGCGAGGTTAAGACGCCCCGCGGCAACAAGCTGTATACCTACGCATGGGAGGGCGTGCTTCCGGGCGCGACCATGAAGAATGCGTCCTGGGTTAGGGACTGGCGGGAGCCGAACAAGATCCTCGCGGAGCTTGAGCAGTTTCAGAAGAGCGGGACGCGCCTGACACTGATGGTGACCGGCACAAACATCAACACAGATGTGTTTGTCGAGCGGTTAAACTCCGAATACTCGGGCGGCGGTGGCAACATCGAGTATTCGATATCGCTGACCGAGTGGCGGGACATCATCGTCAAGACAGTTCAGGAAGCCGGTATCCCCGAGCCTACCGACCCGAACAAGAAAGTTACCATCGTTAAGACCACCAAGGTTTACTATAAGGTCAAGATTACCAGCAAGAATTCCGGCGGATATGCTCGCATCTACAAGTCGAAGTCATCGAGCAGCAAGGTGCTCAAGAAGCTGAAAAACGGCGCCGTCGTTCTGTACGTTGATGGGACATCCGATAAAACGTGGGCCAAATGCACATATGGCAGCGTCACGGGGTGGATGCGCAAGCAGGACATCACCTACTCCAAGACCGAGGTCGTGGAGGTGACGACGACCACATGATCACTTTTGAGAAAGTGAGGTACACCGTCATCGCAGCGCGGTCCGACGGGAAAAAGATCGTCTTGACCGACGCGATCACGCGGGCCGGGTGGGAAGAGAACGAAAAAGAGATAGCGGTGCGCGCCAACCTCACAATGGTCGACATCGAGCATAACGGGAAGCTCCTGTCCGAATGGATGCCGCTTTGCACCCGAATCTACGTCCTGGCCGACTGGGGAATTGGGATGAAAGAGGTGTTCAGGGGCGGAATCTGGCAGATCGAGCCGCCGGGTATGAAGAACGAGGCGGTTGTCATCACGGCCTACGACGAACTCTATTACTGTACGAAGTCGGATGATTCCTGTTACTTTGCATCCGGAACCGGCACCAGGTCGATCTTCGAAAAGAAGCTGAGCGAGTGGAAGATCCCACTTCGCTTGTACAGCGGACCAAATGTGAAGCACGACAAGCTGGTGTTCAAGTCGAAACCCATTTCTTCAATCTTCCTGGAAGTGCTGGACGATGCGAAAAAAAACGGCGGAGAAGAATCCATCATCCGAATGGCGGGCGGCAGCGCGGAAGTCATTCCGATCTGCTCCAATCCGGATGTCTATGTTTTCGATGGAAGCAATGCCACTAGCCTTCGGCAGACGCACAGCATGATGGAACTCGTGACGAAGGTGGTCATACTCGGCAAGGCAGCAAGCAGCGGCAAACAAAAGGTCGAGGCCACGGTCCTCGGAAAGACCGAGTACGGGATAATCCAGCAGACGTATGACCGGAACAGCGAATCGCTCAGCAAGGCGAAGAAGGCCGCCCAGGATATTCTAGATGAGAATGGGACACCCAAAACCACCGTGACGATTGAATCGGTCGATCTTCCGTTTCTCAGGAAGGGTGACAAGATCTATGCGCGCGTCGGATCGCTGAATGGATTTGCTAAGGTTTTGGGCGTATCCCACGACATAAAAGGCTCGACCATGACGATGGAGGTGAAGGCCTTATGAGCGCAGGCGGAAACACACCTGGCATGTCGAAGCTGGCACGCGTCTTAAGCGACCAGATGAAGAGGAGCGCATCCGGGGACAAGCTACTCGATTTTGGGGAGATCCAGGCAGACGGAAGCCTGATCACTAACACATTCGAAATCCCGATACCGAAGAACGACTATACGGTATGCAGGCACCTGAAAGGGCGATCCGTGACCGTAAATACATCGGAGACTTCCGTCGGCGAGCACGGCAGCCATAGGCACGAAGTGTCTGTTCAGACGCGCCAGGCGCTCGCGGCCGGGGACCGCGTGCTGGTTGCGTGGGTGGGTAATGACGCCGTGGTAATCGACGTCATTCTTTCCGCAAGCGACGTTCTGTAGGAGGTGATCGCCTTGCCCGACCTTTTCCCCACCTTCCCGGAGATCGAGATATACGATCAGGCGGAGGTCGACCGCGCCGAAGGATACCTTCCGGCGCACGCATTCTCCGGCGGCGATTTCGTGCTGGACGGTACCGGACGGATCAAGATCCGCGATGGCGAGGAGGCGTGGAAGCAATGGTGCGTGAAGTGCCTGTGCACGCAGAAGGGAGCGCATGCGGCCTATGGGGACGACTACGGCATAGAGGGAGAAGAAGCCCTTCAGGAGCCTACCAGGGCGGCCGTGCAGTCCCATCTCGAGCGCACCATCACCGAGGCGCTGCTGCTCCACCCGTTCACGATCCGCGTCTACAAATTCGAGTTCAGCATGGACGAAAACAACGACCTGCAGGTGAGCTTCATTGTGGAGGGCGCCGATGGCGCGTCCTTCGACTATGAGATGTCCTTCGCTGCCGGATGAGGAGGTGATTTAGATGGCGAATTTTGTACCCCCTGAAATACTGCAGTCCAACGATCCAGAAACCGTCCACAAGCGGATGCTGAGCCACCTCCCGGACAACATCGATCGCATGGAGGGCGGCGGCGCGTGGGACCTTACGAGGCCCAGTGCATATGAGGCGTCCGGCCTTTACGATGCGATCGCCGTTGCAATTCAAGTCATGTTCCCGCAGTACTCCCATGACCAGTTTGTGGACTACCATGCGCAGTCCGTCGGCCTCGAGCGGCGGGCCGCGAACGCGGCGACCGGATATGTCAACGTGACCGGGGTGGCCGGCACGATCATCCCGGTGGGATTCCTTTTTGCAACGCCGTCGATCGACGGAGACCCGAATCTTGAATTCCGGGTGACGCAGACAACAGCCATCGGCAGCGCGGCGACACAGGTCCCGGTCGCATGCACCACAGCCGGCGCGGTCGGAAACGTCGACACCGGCGCGATCACGCTTATGGTTGAGCCGCTGCAGGGAATCGAATCGATAGTCAACACCACCCCGCTATCCGGAGGTACCAACGAGGAGAGCGATGCTGACCTGATCGAGCGCATCTACCAGAGGGACAGCACCGGAGACCAGTCATACGTCGGATCGGATGCGGACTATGTGCGATGGGCGTCTGAGATCTCCGGCGTCGGAACGGTCATCGTCCTTCCGGAATGGGAGGGCGCTGGCACCGGAACCGTGAAGCTGATCATCATCGATTCGAACGGGGAACCGGCAAACGAAGCCATCCTCAACGCTGTGTATGATCACATAATGTCACCCAGCGACAGACTGAATCGTCTTGCCCCCATGGACGCCGTGCTGACGGTCTCTGCCCCCGAGATCGTCCCCATAATCATAGCAGCGACCGTCACGCTGGACGGCGAGAAGACCATCCAGGACGTCAGGACAGCGCTCGCTTCCGCAATCCGCGAGTATTACCCGAGCGCCGCAAAGGACGGCGTGGTGCGGCTCACGCGCATCGCGCGCATCCTGTCTGAAATACCAGGAGTTATCGACTACCAAAACCTGACCTTGAATAGTGGCACGGGCAACGTCGTTATCGACTCCGATCAGTATCCGGCTTCGGGTACATTTGACGGGGTGGTGGAAGCATGACGGCGCTGCGCGATGAGATCCTGCTGAGTGAATCGGGCCAGCGCATGCTTGAAATGGTATCGCAGGTATACGACAACGCATTCGTCGGGCTCTGGCTCTTTGAGTGCATCGGCAAGGAGTACGACCGCATCGAGGCGTTGGTCGCTGAGCTTGAGGCGCAGACGCAGCCTGAGACGGCGACGTGGGCGCTCCAATACTGGGAAGAGCGGTATGGGCTTCCTGTTGGCACGGGGAGCCTGGAGGAGCGCAGAGCGGCGCTGCTGAGAAAGCGCGCCACCGCAAAGCCTTTCACACCGGCAAGAATGGAGCTCTTGCTCTACGCGACATTCAAACGAAGGGCGAAGATCTATGAAAACATCGGGATGTTCACCTTTGGTGCGTACTTCATCGACAGCGCCGGCGACGAGCCGCCCATCGACTACGCCAAGGCCGTCCAGGTGATCAAAAAGGCCAAGCAGTCCCATCTCAGCTTTGAGCTTGGATTTCAGAGCGAACCAGTGATCAACGTCGGGATATCCACCGCATACTGGAGCTTCCAGTATCCGATGGCCGGCACCGAAAACGCCGGCGTCATTCCTGACGCAAGTCTATCCGGAGGCGACGTAACATCCGGCGTGACACCCGTACTTCAGTCTGAACCGCAGGTATTCCCATACGCGCTCTGCGGAACGACAAATGCTGGTTGAAAGGAGGGTAACCAATGTTAACCACGACTGCGCTCAACAAGATGCGGGACTTCATCCAGTCGCAGATCGCATACGCGAAGTACAAGGTTGGTAGCACATACTACCAGGCGCCGTTGCGCAGCGCCTATGTGATGCCCGACGGCAAGCTGGCGATCACGTTTCTGATCGACCACACGCTCCCTGGGACCATCACCATAACCGAGGTTCAGCTTTACGATGGGAGCGGAAATCTCTGGGCGACCAAAGCAGAAAACATCACGCGCAAGGCGGTCCAGGAAGGTATCCTGTACCGGTTCACTTTCGAGATCACGGAAGGGTAGGTGAAAAGGATTGTACAGCATAAAGACATGGATCGACCATGTCGTCCAGCGGCCGAAGACCTATACGGTCACGGACAATGCGGACGGAACGAAGACGCTCACCGACGCGCCCGGGTCGATCGTTCAGCAAGGGACCCCGATGTCCGCCACAAACTTCAATGTGATGGAAGTCGGAATCGGCGACGCCCATACGGCAAAGCAGATTTTCCTGCAGTTCTGGCTCA